AGGACCTACGAACGCAGCTCCAATTTCAGAAATTCCTTGAGGTAAGAAAGACAAATCTTTTTCTTCGGTAAAGACACCCGGGCTAACGATTTTTTCTGCCATTGTGTTTTATGTATTAAAGATTTAGTTTAAGTTAATTATCATTTATAAATATGATTAATCTGACTCAAACAGTTATTGTACAGGAGTGAATATTCCTGTTTCCAACTCGACGTTTCCTTGGCCATATGTATCTTCAATTTGCTTAACTAAAGCAACTTCAGTCTCTATAATAGCATCGTATTGAATTTCGAATTCCTCTTCTAAACGATCTAATCGTTCTAACTCTTTTTGTACTAATCGTTTTTCAATTTTAAGTTGACCAAATTGAGTGGTTGATAAAGCGTATTTTTCACGCAATTCTCTGAGTGCATTTAACTCTGACTCTGTAAGTGTGATTGCAGTTTGTTCTGTCATAACATGATTATTTTAATTTATTATAAATATGGAGCAACCATTTGAAACCTATCCTAAATTGTCTTGTACAATGAATTTGCCAATACCTACGACTTGATCTCCTACTACTAAATTATAATCTAAATTTGTAGTATTTACTACTAATGTAGATGTTCCTGCAGATTGAGTAAATGACACAATAGCTGATCTAGGTATAAATGCAGCGGCCATTTCCCAATTCATCTGTTTATGCAAAAATGTAAAGTTATCAATGCTAGTAGCTGGTAATCCTACAGGTGCTGTTTCCCATCCAGAAGCAAAAGACACTGTAGTGCTATTTAATACTGTACCTGTTAATTGTCTATTAATAGTTAAATATGCAATTGCTGCTGTACTGCTAGTCCCACTTCCGCCAGATCGTGTACCATATCCATTTAATAAAGTAGTACTTGATTCTCTAGGTGCTGTATTTGCTAATGCAGAAACTGATTCAGTCACTCCATCTATTTCAATACCAGCAATAATTTTATTAACTGGATTAAGTCTATATAAAGCAGGCGCGTTTGGTCCGTGAGTATTTAAAATATGAGCTTTGGTTCTCATTGATAATGTAGCTCTAACCACTCTGTCAGCTCCTGTATCATTAATATTTTCAAATGAAGGAGGATCTATGTGAGTTATAAATTTATGAGAGTCTCCAAATGCCTTTCCGTCAAACCACATTAATTGCTCTACAATTTCATTTAATTGTACAGTATTATTAGTCCAACATAAAAGTTCATATTCTATTTGTACAAATTTAGGCACGTCCATAGAATAAAATTCTCTTTCTCTTGGTCTTTGAGCTAAATCAAATCTTGAGTACCTATTTCTTTGAGTATATTTTCTTTCAAAAGTAATTCTAGCGTCTGAAGTTTCTAACACTTTTAAATCTTGAATATCTTCTCTTTTAGTAACTGAATTTCTTCTTATCATAATAAGTGGCGTAAGCAGTTTTCCTTGAGAATCACGAAGAAACCCATGCTTTTGAACAGATGCCCACTTCTCTCCAGCTGCATACATAACTGGCACTGTTATAACAGAATTTTCTTCTACTATAGTAGGAGTAATTACATTTTCCAAATGCCACTTAACTGCATAATCTACATCATATAATGAAGTTGAAATGTCTTTAACTAACCCATCTCTTTTGATGTCAGTATACCCCGCATTACGTTTTACTTCTTTATCAGATACAAACGCTGCTTCACTTTTAGTTATTTTATCTAGTTTCATTATAAGTTACTTGGTAATATTGATTTAGCAGTTGGAGGCACTCCAAATCTGGTTTTTACTACATTTACTTTAGATTGACGAGTCATATGAGCTTGAACAATATAAGATAGTGAATATCCATGTTCAGTTCCTCCGAACCAACTGTCAGGATCTTTGCCTACAAAATTTTGGTTATCTACTGTGGAATCAATTTCAAAAAACCTAGATCTATATTCTATTATATCTCCAATTTCTGGATGATAGTCATTATCTACTAAATCATCTTTTAAAAATGAAAAAGTACAATTTTGTGTTACGTCAGGTCCATAATCTTCAGTAGCCCAAACTTCATCTTCAAAAGTTACAATACATGGAATTAAAACAGGTTGCTGATATACTTTATTATTCGTTTCGTCATAGATATTTGTAGATATAGAGTTCAGCTGCGTCTTATAAAATAACACTTCTGTATCTATATATCTGTGAATTAATTCTCTATTTAAACTTCTAATTAAAGAAGCGTCTCTTTGACCTCCAAATAATGCCATATCATTAACCTATATAAATAGGCATAGGTACCTTGTTTAATTGAGATTGAATATTATCTGCCTCTTCAGTCATTTTAGCTAATTGAGATTGCCTAGAAACTGCTTCTAGATTTTCTCTTAATTGAGTAATCAATGCGTCTTTTTCTGTTTGACCTTGAGATACTAAATCTGCTCCGTTTAAAGTTGTTTCTGAACCTGGAATTGGAATAGAAGAATACTTACCTCTAATATTACCTAAAACTTCTTTTGCTAAAGCAAGAGTATATTTGAATATCCATTGTTTACCTGCAGGATTGATTTGATTATAAACATGCAATTCATATGGAGCATTTGAAAAATCGCCTACTACATTTGAACCTGTTACAACTTGCAAAGCTGAACGTTCTTCTTCCGTAATATAATTTATAAATAATGTATAATCATATGTCGGTAATGGAAACAAAGTTAATCTGTCTCCGGTTATAGAGAAACTAAATGCAGACTTACGAATCATATCATTCATTTCAATTGCTTGAAGTCTTAATAAATCTGCATACATAGGCATCATTAAAAATGATACACCTGGAGAATAATTACCCCATCCAAAATTCTCTAACATTGTTTGAGACCCTAATCCTGTACCTATAAATGGGTCAAAGTATCTTACGATAGCTGGAGGAGTTTCATGAAATATCTTTTTAATTTCAATATGTTTAGAGGCATCTCCAGCTACTTCAAAAGTAAAATCATTTAAGTCATATACCTGCTGTCCTTCTTTTACTTGTATAGAAGCGGATTTGTAAGCTAAATAACCTCCTGAGCCTGCTTCCGTACCGTAATTTTTTGCAATTCCTATTAATCTTCCTAAATTGGTATTTACGGGTTTACCTGTTAAATTACCTCCTGTCGGAGAGCCTTGCAATTGAAACATGTTATCTCTAATAGAGAATTGATTAACTTGATTAGAATACTCTAAAGAAGCCTCTTCAAAACAAGCGTAAAAATGTACTGCTTGAAGTTCGACATCACTTAATGGATATCCTAATCTACCAGCACACCACGCCGCTACTTTATCTGCATGCGATCTATATGTTGAATCCGTATCAAAGAATCCAAATGTGCCAGTTGAACCTGATACAAATGTACTTGATCCTGTCCAAATTGGTATTGTTACTGCCATGTTCCTTTACTTTATTAATAAATATCTTTTAAGATAATAAACTATAGAATTCTTTAAAGTGCTTAATTCTGTCAGCTAATCCAATAGTTCCTCCATTTACTCTTTTAGTCACTGCTGTTACAGCAGCGTCATCAGCTCCTTTATCACAAATTGACCATAATTTATTTGAGTCAAAGAAGAATGCTGCCGAAGCTAATGGATATTTAGTAGCTACTAAATCAGGATTTCCAACACAATCTTCTCCGATAAATTTAGTGAAATTAGTGTAATTTGATTTTCCTGTTAATTGAATATAACCGCGACCTCTGAATTTGAACCCTTCTCTTGAAGCTTCGTCTCCATTACCCATTCTTGATGCATAAACTCTAGAAGCTATTTTCTCTGGGTTACGAGCATATAAGTCTGCCATGTTTCCAGGAAAGTATTTTTTAAATATTTTTTTAAGTCCGTCTGCTGAGTAATTTACATTTTCTTGAACTGCTTTGAAGTTACCACTTTCGTGACCGCATTGAGCCAAGAAGTGAGCAAGTCTTAAAGGAGTTGTAATATTAAATTTAGATGCAGTACCAGGAATTTGTGCAATAACTGAATCAGGTACATGCCCTTTTAATTTATCTAATTTGAAATTTGAATTTGGTATTACAGCTGCTGGTGCTGCAGTTCCAAACATTTTTGCCCAAGTTCCATCGCCAACGATTCCGTCAGCAGTTAAACCATTAGCAGTTTGCCAAGCTTTTACTTTAGCTTCTGTCCCAGGTCCAAATGCTCCGTCAGCAGCTAAACCTAATTTTGCTTGTAATTTTTTTACATCTTCCCCAGATGAACCGTTTTTTAGTAACATAGTTAATTAGTTAAGTTATTTAAAGATTATTTTTCCTTTTTCGCCGCTTGGTGGCCGAAATCTTTTAAGCATAACTTCTAGTTTAGCTGCGTCTACACCATGAAGATTACGCTGTGCTAGTTTTTTAATATTTTGTTTATTAGGTTCAAATACTACATATAAAATTTTATAGCCATTTTGTTCTGCTAATTGCTCGTATGGTTCTCTTTCTCTATCTGTTAAATTCGTATTGTCAATTACAATAGTAGGTTTTTGTTGATGCATTGCTAATGCAGCTTTGTTTCTGCATTGGTTATGTGCATTGCCTAATTTAGTAGCATCAAAATTATAACCTCCTTCTGGAGTTTCAAAATAATTATCTGCTGAGCAAATTACCGGAGCATTAGGTAGCTTTTTAATAAATGTTGATTTACCTGAACCTGGTAATCCTACCATTATAATTACCGTTTTAACTACTCCTTCATTTATTTGATTAAATGAAGTGTGATATGGGTTTGAATATACTTGACCAGGTACGAATTGTTTCATCCATCCTTTTTCAATATCTTCTAAAACCGTATCTAATATATCTTTTAATTTCATAATTTAATATGTTCTGCCTCTGTGGTATGAACTACTTCTAAATTTACTGTTGGATATTTCATTTTTAAACCTTCTACTGCTTTTACATTTTTAATAGAATCATCTATAAAAACTATATCTTCATATCCTTTTTTAATTTCTTTTTCTATATATGCTGACTTCTTTTGTGGATCTGCATCCCCTAGCGCCACAATATATATGTCCAATCCAAATTGTTTTTTCAAATAATATTTAACTGGGTAAGCTAAAAGTCTAGCTGTTAGAATGGTTGTTTTAGTATTTGGGTCAGACGCTGCTTTTTTAAGTAAAGTAATATTTGACTTAATAGGCACTGCAGTTTTGATTACTGCATTGAATTCTTTAAAATTAAAGGTATCACCTGGTTTAGCATCATACACCGCAAATTCTGCAGGTGTAATGCTTTTTTCCTTTCCATTATTCTTTACAAGAATATTAGCTTTAACTTTTGCTAAAGTATCATCAAAATCAAATATTCTTAATTTTTTTGCTTTGGCTTCTTTTAGTATTTTAGTTATATTCATAATCTAATATTTGTCCTACTAAATCACTTCTGTGATTTTCTTTTAATTTTATCCATTCAATGCCGGCTATCTTTTTAGAGAGCTCAATAGCATAGGTTAATCCTGATATAGACTCGTTCGTATCCTGCTGCTCGTTATCCCCGTTTACAATGATTTTACCGGTCTTTCCAAGGCGTGTTAAGATGGCAAGCATCTCAGGCTTCGTAAGGTTCTGTGCCTCTTCTACAATCAGCACATCGTCTATTGTTTTACCTCTAATAAACTGTACAGGCAATGCTTGAATTCTTTCAGTTTTAATAAAATCATCTATTTTAATTTTATCCATACACTTATACAAATTTTCAACAAGCGCTTCCATATATGGATTGAATTTATCTTCTAAAGCTCCTGGAAGAAATCCTAATGACCTTCCAACTTCAATAGCACTGCGAGTAACTAATATTTTATCACATTGCTTCTTATTTAAAAAATCTAAAGCTGCTTGTGCACCAACTAATGATTTCCCACTTCCTGCTCTACCTGTTATAATAACAATTTGATTGTCTATTATTAACTGCTTTGCTAGTTTTTGTTCTTCATTTAAAACGACATTATACTTAATATCATTTTTTCTAACTCTATTAGGCTCTTTCATAAAATACTAATTTATAATAAATATCAAAATAGTATCTTTTAATCAGTAGAAAAGGGGCTATTACTAACCCCTTTTAAACTTAATTTAGAGTGACTCTAGATTATACTAAATGCAATCCATGTACTTTAATAGTACCATAGAATTCTGGTCTTACCATTTTCTTAGCATAACGTGTCATAACACCTTTACGTGGAGTAAAGTTTGTTGGATCGTATACTAATGGAGTCATGATAAGTGGAATATATGGAGCATATACAGCACCTGTTTCCAAGAATTGAGCACCTCTATATCCTAACAAGATAACGTTGTCAGTCATATAAGGGTTTTTGTAAACTGTGAATCTTGAATTCAATAAACCTACTTTTTGAACTCCCATTGCAAACTGCATTTTAGTACCGTCGGTATCAGCAGCATATCCTGGGATAGATTCTAAAATAGTAGCTACGTCTGGAGAACATACTAAGAAGTTTGCTCCACCACGCATAGTCTTTTGGTGAATTTTGTTAGATACTTTTTGGATTTTAGTTCCTAAAGTTTGGAACCAAGTACCTTGAGTATAAGCTGTTCCTGTGAAACCACCTACAGTGAAGTTGTCAGATGCTGAGTTGTATTCAAATCCTACTTGAGCAGACCATTTTTCAGTCGTTACTGCATTTTGGATCAACATATCTAAAATTTCTAAATCAATCTCTTGAGAGATATATTCAGATAACATAGAAGTTAATTCAGCTTCAGCATCAATTGAGTGGTATGCATTTAAATCTTGAGCAAACTCTGGAGACCAAATTGCTTTTAATTTTCTTGTTTTAGCAACAATAGATTCTGATTTCAACTCTACGTTGATTTCTGGAATATTGATGTCAGTACCATTACCTAAAG